ACATAGATCACTATCTGTATTTCCTCCTCATTTACTTTCAGCACAAGAAAGAAGAATAGAAGATAAAGAATATGGGTACGAATGGTTAGATATTTATTCAGATGCTGATGGTAAACCAGCAGTAAAGAAAAGTAATAAAAGTCCTATAATGGAATTCCCAGTAAGAAAAAAAACTGAAGATAAAACAGGATGTCTTGTAGTTTGGGAAAGACCTATTAAAAATCCAGAATTTGCTAAAACTTATTATGCATCTATTGACCCTGTATCTGAAGGTAAAACAACTACTTCAGAGTCCTTATGTTCAATTTATATTATGAAGGCTCCGATAGAAGTTACAAATATTAACGGTACAGAAAGAGAGACTTATATAGAACAAGATAAAATTGTTGCTAGCTGGTGCGGTAGATATGATGATATAAATAAAACACATAAACAGCTTGAGTTAATTATAGAATGGTATAATGCATGGGCACTTGTTGAAAATAATATTTCTTTATTTATTCAATACATGATACATAGAAAGAAACAAAAGTATTTAGTACCAAAAGGTCAAATTATGTTTTTAAAAGATCTTGGTTCTAATATTAATGTGTTTCAAGAATATGGTTGGAAGAATACAGGAATATTATTCAAAGGACATCTTCTTAGTTATGCTATAGAATATACTAAAGAAGAATTAGACCAAGAAACAAAAACTGACGGAACTGTAGTTAAAACTACATATGGAATAGAAAGAATTCCTGATCCAATGCTTATAAAAGAGATGAGGGAATATGCTGAAGGGGTTAATACAGATAGATTAGTTTCATTTGCAGCTTTAGTAGGATTTATGAAAATACAGCATTCTAATAGAGGATATAATAAAAGAACTGTTGTAGATGAGGCTGCTAAAAATTTGCAAAAGTCAGAAAATTTGTTTAAATTAAATAAGAGTCCATTTAGACATATGGGTAATAAAATGAAGAGTTTTAAACGTTCAGCATTTAAAAATATTAAATAGGTATTATGCAAATATATAATGCAATGCAGCTCAAAAAAGGAGCTAAGGCAAAACAAAATAGATTGGGGAGTATTACTCAACCTTTGCAACTCTTACCAAAAAAAAGTAAAGATGATGAGTGGGCAGCTTGGAATGTTGACTGGTTAGAGTGGCAGGGATTAAAACAAATACGTAGAAATGCAAGAAGGTTGATGAAAAACTATAAACTTGCAAAAGGTATTATAGATAAAACTGATTATATAATTGAAGAAAATAATGAATACAGAGATGTAGTTGAAATGCTTACTGAAGAAGATGTTTCTGCTTTAGAATTAAAGTTTTATCCAATTATTCCAAATGTAGTAAATGTATTAACAGCTGAATTTGCAAAAAGATCTTCAAGACTTAGTTATAGAGCAGTTGATGATTTTTCATATAATGAGATGCTTGAACAAAAAAGAGCTCAAGTAGAACAAACTTTAATGGCTGATGCTGCAACTCAAATGTTAGCAGCTATGTTAGAGCAGGGATTAGACCCTAATTCAGAAGAAGCAACAAAACAATTAGAACCAGAAAATTTAAAGTCATTACCACAAATTGAACAATTCTTTAAAAAGGATTATAGATCAATGATTGAACAATGGGCTGAACATCAGCATAAAGTAGACATTGAAAGATTCCGTATAGATGAACTTGAGGAAAGAGCATTCCGTGATATGTTAATTACAGATAGAGAATTTTGGCATTTTCACATGATGGAAGATGATTATGATGTTGAGCTTTGGAATCCAGTACTTACATTTTATCATAAGTCACCAGATATTAGATATGTATCTGATTCTAACTGGGCAGGTAAAACAGATATGTTAACAGTATCTGATGTTATAGATAAATATGGTCATATATTAACAGAAGAGCAGCATCAAGCATTAGAAGCTACTTATCCTATAAGATCAGCTGGATATAATATTGGAGGTTATCAGAATGATGGTACATTTTATGATGCTACTAAATCTCATGAATGGAATACAAATATGCCATCACTTGCCTATAGACAATACACATCTTTTATGTCAGGTAATGTATTAGATGGTGGTGATATTGTAACTCAAATATTAGGTGAAAGTGAGGATTATGCAGATGAAGGTACAGCATATTTATTAAGAGTAACTACATCATATTGGAAATCTCAAAGAAAAGTTGGCCATTTAGTTAAGATAACAGAAGAAGGTCAAGTAAGTAATGAAATAGTATCTGAAGATTATAGTATTACAGATAAGCCTATATATGATACTAGATTATTCAAAAATAAAAATAAAGATAATCTATTGTTTGGAGAACATATAGATTGGATATGGATTAATGAAACTTGGGGTGGTGTAAAAATTGGACCCAATATCCCATCTTTTTGGGGTATGAATAATCCAGGTGGATTTTCTCCAATATATATAGGAATAAATTCAAATCATGTAGGACCTTTAAAATTTCAATTTAAAGGTGAAAGTAGTTTATACGGTTGTAAGTTACCTATTGAAGGTTCAGTATTTTCAGATAGAAATACTAAATCTACAGCACTAATTGATTTAATGAAGCCATACCAGATTGGATATAATATAGTAAATAATCAGATTGCTGATATACTAGTAGATGAGTTAGGTACAGTAATTATGCTGGATCAAAATAGTTTACCAAGACATTCATTAGGAGAAGATTGGGGGAAAGGTAATTATGCTAAAGCATATGTTGCTATGAAAAATTTCCAAATGCTCCCATTAGATACATCTATAACAAATACAGAGAATGCATTAAACTTTAATCATTTTCAAAAATTGGATTTAGAACAAACTAATAGATTAATGGGTAGGATTCAGTTAGCTAATTATTTTAAACAACAAGCTTATGAAGTAATTGGTGTTAATCAACAAAGAATGGGACAACAACTTTCTCAATCAACTGCTACTGGAGTAGAACAAGCTATGCAAGCATCTTATGCTCAAACAGAGATGTTCTTTATACAACACTGTGATTATCTTATGCCAAGAGTTCATGAAATGAGAACTAACTTAGCTCAATACTATCATTCTACTAAACCATCTGCTAGACTTACGTATATAACATCTGCTGATGAAAAAGTAAATTTTGAAATTAATGGTACAGATCTTTTATTAAGAGATTTAAATATTTCAATTAGTACAAATGCAAATCATAGAGCTGTTTTAGAACAATTAAAACAAATGGCACTTCAAAATAATACTACAGGTGCTAGTATATATGATCTTGGTAAAGTAGTACAATCTGATTCTTTAGCTAGTTTAAATTCAGTACTTAAAGATTCTGAACAAAAACAACAACAGCAGAAACAACAAGAAATGCAACAACAGCAGCAAATGCAGGAACAACAATTGCAGCAACAACAGCAAGTTGAGCAAATGAAAATTGATTCTGAAATGGCAGAAAATGAAAAAGATAGACAAAGAGATATATTGGTTGCTGAAATAAGAGCAGCCGGTTATGGTTCTGCAGCAGATCTTAATGAGAATATGCAATCTGACTTCCAAGATGCTATGGTAGATATTAGACAATCAGAACAGTATCAAGATCAATCAAATTTACAAAGAGACAAAGAACAAAATAGAATGACAATACAGTCTCAAAAAAATCAGCTTGAAAGAGAAAGACTACAAACTCAAAAAGAAATTGCAGATAAACAATTACAAATTGCACAAGAAAATAAAAACAAATATGATGTTAAACCAAAGAAGGGTGAATAGAGTTAGCTATATATTACAATTTTTTTTAAAAATGTTTTAAATCTTTCAAGTTTATAATCTTTATTTTTAGTATATTAAAGTATAACATAAAACCAACAAAATGAGTGAAGACACATCTATGCCAGAAGAAACGGTAGAGAATACATTAGATTCTACAACGGTAGAACAAGTAGAAGTAGATATTGATAAAATGTTCGGGCAACCCGGAGCTGACAGTATTATGCTTCCAGAAGAAGAAGAAGAAGAGAAAAAAACAGTTTTTCATAAAGAAAAACCTGTTGACACTACGTTCATTGACAAACCTGCTGAAGAAACAGCAGAACTGAAAGAAGAAGTAACTCAGGCAGAAGTTCAAGATACTATTGATGAACTTGATGAAGCTATTCAAACAGCTGAAGATTTAGAAGCATCTCCTGGTAGACGTAAAACAGATAAAAGTGGTTTACAAGAACTAGCTTCTAAAATGATTGAAGAGGGAACCTTGTTTGGCTTTGATGATGACAAAGAGTTAGAAGATTATACTACTAAAGACTTTAGAGAATTATTTGAAGCTAATTTCCAAGAGAGAGAGAAAAAGGTAGCTGAACAGTTACCACAAGAATTTTTTCAATCGTTACCTGAAGAATTACAAGTAGCTGCTAAATATGTAGCTGATGGTGGTCAAGACTTAAAAGGGTTATTTAGAACTTTAGCACATGTTGAAGAAATGAAACAACTTGATACTACTAATGAGTATGATCAAGCAGAAATTGCAAGACAGTATTTAACTGCAACAAGATTTGGTACTGCTGAAGAAATTGAGCAAGAAATTACAGATTGGAAAGATTTAGAGAGACTTGAGCAAAAAGCTAATCAATTTAAACCTAAATTAGATGCTATGCAAGAAGAAATTGTTGGAAGACAATTAGCAGAGCAAGAGCATATGAAACAACAACAAGCTGAACAGGCAAAAGCATATCAAGAAAATGTTTATGGTACATTAGCTTCAGGTACAATTGGAGGTTTAAAATTAGATAAGAAAGTTCAAGGTTTATTATTTTCAGGATTAGTACAACCAAATTATCCTTCTATATCTGGTAAACAAACTAACTTACTAGGACATTTACTTGAAAAATACCAGTTTGTAGAACCAAGACATGATTTGATTGCAGAAGCACTTTGGTTATTAGCTGATCCAAATGGGTACAAGACTAAAGTAAGAGATCAAGGTGGTAAACAAGCTATAGAAAAAACTGTAAGACAATTAAAAACTGAACAGTCTAGAAAAAGAACTTCTTCTTCATTAAGTAGTGAATATGAAAAAACTACCCCGACTAGAAAGACTAGTAAGGGTAAGAAAACAATCTCTAAAAATAATATGTTTAAGAGATTTTAATTAGTAAACAAACAAAAACAAATAAATAATGGCAACTCCAGTATTAAACAATGGTATCTTTCTACGGGATACAGCGTACAACGCAAGTTCACACGTAGACTCCTACCACTTGGTTAACATGTTGAAGGATGCAGAACCAATGGACTTAGGTCCAGTGGACTTATGGGCTATGGCTCAGAAAGTTGAAATGCCTCTTTATCAAATGTCTAGCTTTGGTGGTAAAAATGTAATCATGGTAGACAATGCTCGTGGTGAGTATAGATGGCAAACACCAACTACCACAGATCTTCCTTATGTTGTAGAAAACATTGAAGATCCCGGTGCTGTTCTTGGAACAGATGGGTCAACTTTTCGTATTAAATTAAGCAGACGTGAGTTTGGACATGGTGATATTATCACTTATGACAAATACAACGGAGTTGAAATGTACGTAACAGACGAAGACATTCTCCCTGTAGGAGATGGTTTTATTTACACTGTTCAATTAGTAAATAATGATAACTTTAGATTTCTAGATGCAAAGTATCTTACAAATGGTACTAAATTATTCCGTAAGGGTTCTGCTCGTGGGGAATATGGAGAAAGATTCTCTGATATTACAACAAGAACTGGTTTCCGTGAATTCTACAACTATGTAGGTGGAGCAGAAGCACACGTTCACTATTCTATTTCTTCTAGAGCTGATCTTATGATCAAAGGTGGAATGAATGCTGATGGTACTGTACCAGTAACTGAGATTTGGAGAAATTTTGGTGCTGATGTAGATCCTTCTGTTTCTTCATTAGAAGATATGGTTAAAGTAATGGGTAAAGATAAAGTAAAGAAAGCTTTTGATAATGGTGATCTTTCTAGAACTTTCCTTACACAAATGGAATCTGCACATTTATCTAAAGTTGCTACTGATATTGAGTCTTACTTAATGTGGGGACAAGGTGGTAGACTTCGTCAAGATGGTCCAGATGATATGAGATTATCAGTTGGTCTTTGGAGACAGTTAGATAACTCTTTCAAAAGAGTGTATAATAAAAATAACTTTACACTAGAGTTGTTCCGTGGAGAAATCTACAACTTCTTTAATGGAAAAGTTGAATTTCAAGGTCCAGACCCAGGTAGATCATTAATTGTTCAAACTGGTATGGGTGGAATGAGAATGGTAAATGAAGCTATCAAAAGAGAAGCGGTTGCTTCAGGTCTTGTGATCCAAGCTGCTGATATTGGTGCAATTACTGGTAGAGGTATGGATTTAAATTTTGGATTTGCTTACACTTCTTATGTAATTCCTTTCCTTGCTAATGTTAAGTTTGTACTTAACCCAGCATTTGATAATGTTCATACTAACGATATTGAGAACCCAATCATTGATGGTTTCCCATTATCTTCTTATTCATTCATTATCTTTGACATCACTGATAATACTAATGACAATATCTTCTTATTGAAGTTGTCTTGGGATAATCAATTAAAGTGGTGGTATCAAAATGGTACAATGGACTACATGGGACGTAGCCAAGGATTCCAGTCTTCTGGTCAATTCAATGGATACCGTGTCATGATGTCACAAACAATGCCTGCAATTTGGGTTAAAGATCCAACTAAGGTATTGAAGATTGTTATGAGAAACCCAGTTACTGGCGGATCATTCTAATCTAAACAATAGATTCTTAAAAAGGGGGAGGGGTGTCCTCTCCCTTTTTTATTTTAATAAATAACCAATAACAGAAACCAAAAACAAAACCAATGGCAAAAACAGATTTTACAATGGTGGAAACACCAAAGAACACACAATCAAAGATTGTGATTAGACCTTATTTTGACGCAAGATCAGAAAACATGGGATTAGAAAATTATGGACTTAGTTTATTTGATGGTGTAAAACACCAAGAG